GAGGTTACTGAGAAGATCGCGTCCGCCGCGCCCGCCGTGTAGGTGTCGGCAGTTGTCGAGATGGCGATCAGACACTTGTTGAGTGGCATTCCAGACACCGCGATCGTGAGGTAAAAGTTGTCGGTGGCGGGTATTTTGTGGGAGTGCGTCGGCGTCTCGCCGCCCGCCAGGCTGGCCACCTCATGGATCTGGATGAAGCGGGCGGCAGCCCCCTGGTGGTAACCCTGCACGGAGAACAGAACGCACGGGACGCTGGCAATCAGCTTCTGCTGAACGAACCCGCCGGATTTGGTTGTGGCTGAGCGAAGCATAAGTCAATCACTGCAGGTTGGTGTCGTAAACGATGGTACCCACTTGGGCGGTGATATTGGTTGAGCCGCCCGCCGCGGCGCTGGCCTTGTTCACGCGCGCCCCGCCGGTACCGAGAATCTTGATGGAATGGGCTTGCGTTGCCTGAATGCCCCACGCCAGCGCCGGCGCCAGCAGGTCAACGTTCTTGAGCCTGGCTGTGGCCGAGCCGTAGAGAGTTAATGGGCGGTTGGTGGCTTGATTGGCCGTGCTTGTATCCAGCCACAAATTATCAATGTGCGCGTTGCAGTTGGTTAGGACGATGCCATCCCCGGCCAGCACCTTGCCGATGCCGCCGCGCAGGTGCAGTTCCCCGCCCTGAATCCAAATGCCCCGGGCCATCGCGCCGGCGTCCTCGAAATGGTGGATGTCGGCGTAAAGGGTCCCGCCGCTGTTGTAGATTTTGATCCAATTGGAGTTTGTCGCCGCGGTAATTTTCTGCGCCGTCACCCAGGCTGTGACGTTCGAGCTTGGCGAGGAGAGCGCGATCACAGCGTCGCCACCGAAATTCGACGCCTTCTGGCACGTCAGGTAATGGCGCCCGCCGGAATAAGCGGCATACGCGCTGTAGCCAGCCGCCCCGCCGAGCCGTTCAACCAGGTTGGCCGTTACCCAAGTGCGGTACTCGTTGGAGTAGCCGACCATGTAAATGGTGGAAAGCCCGCCATAGTTCTGGATGAGCTGCGCGTTCAAATAGAAGTTGTTGGTTGTGCGACTGCCAGCCACTTGCTCACACCAAATCGCATAACGCGACGCCGCCCGAACGCTCTGCGCGTTGACGTACATTTCCCCGTTTTGCCAAAGAACGGCCGTTACCGTGCCCGTTCCATTGCCTTGGTCGGTGCCCTCCTCGTCGGCCCCGATCGGCACGGTTGTCCCGGCGTAGGTGTCCTTGATGTCTCGGGCGTTCACGCGCACTTCGCCGTCAATGGCGTTGAGCACAGCGAAGTTTGCGAAACCGCCGACATAACCAGCCTCGAGCACGTCGGCATTGATGAACACTTTGGACGTGCTGTTAGTGACCACGACCATGCCGATCACATTGAAGTTGGTCGGGTCAGTGCTGAATGTGCCCGTGTTGGTGTATCCCGGAATGCCGACCACGTAATTAAAGCGCCCAAAACCCCCAATGTAATTGGTGGTCGGTCCGCTCGGTCGATCGTCGAAGATTCCCCAGCCGGGCCCGCTGTTTGGCTCGCGGAAATAGACCACGGCGCCCTCGGCGAAATACCAGTCAACACCGGGTTTCAGCAGGTTGTTGGCGGTATAATTCCCGGGCGCAACAACGATTGTGGTTCCCCATGTCGCATTGCTGATGGCCTCACCCAGCTTGCCGCCGTTTTCCACGTAGATGGTGGCGGAGTGAACGCTGCTGGTCAGTGCGCACGCCACCAGGGCCACGCGGAAGAAGGCGGCGCTGGCTTGTGGCACATGCAGGCGCGTGAGTGCCCGCCAGGGCCCAAGCGGGGTTTCGGCATGTTCCACGGTCAAATCCATCGTCGGTTGACCGCGCGCCACCAGGAGGCCCAGCAGAAACTTGCCGAAAGCGAAAAGCGATTTCTTCATTAGTCAATACCCCATCCCTTTGGCGCCCTGAGATTTCATTAGGGCATCCATTGATTCATCGGTGTCCTCGCCCCCGGGCGCCTCATCGTGTCCGCTGATGGGTTCGCCGTTGGCGGTTTCAGGCGTGAAATACACCTGGCCGTTTTCCACGCGGGACACCTTGCCGGCCACGGTGACCTCGACAGAGTCGCCCACCGCAGGCTCGACGGATTGATCACTGTCGTCTTCGTAACCGGCCACGGCGGAAGCCGGCACGCAAAGTTCGTTGTTGTTCATACTTTAAAAAAAAGAAATAGGAGTTGCCCGGGGCGGCGCGGTGCACTTGTAAGCCACGCGCCGCGCCCGGGCTCCCCCTTAATTGCTCACAGGAAGGTCGACTTGCTCCGGCCAACCACAATGTTGGCGGTGTCAAGCCCCATGGCCATGTAGTAGGCTTTCCAACCCGCGATCAGGAATTGATTGAGCGGGTCGCTCTTGTCGGCTTTGTCGTTGATGAAGAACTGCGGACGCAGCGGCGACCGCGTGCCGGCGAGCTTCGGGGCGCCATAAGCGCCGGCGCCCAGGAAGAGCGTCGACCACACCAACCCGATGGCAGTCGTCACGCCGGTATCAACCGACTCGTAGACTCCATACTGGTCGTCCTCGATAAACGGATTGGTGGCCTCAACGAAAATGAAGCCATCGATCTCGCCGATGTAACCGCGATAAACGCCTTCGTTGCCGCGACCTTGAAACGCGTTCTTGTAATCGGTATCACGCACCAGGTCGTGCTGTACCGCCGGTGGAAGAACACACACATAACGCTTGCTCTTGAGCTTGGGCGCCTTGTTGGTGCGCAGCCGGGTGCCGGCGGCCAGGACAAACAGTCGTGTGGCCAATCCATTCGCCTGCGTGGTGCTGGCTGCGAGCGTCGAGAAGTTTGTCGAGCTCGTCCCGGAGTTCACGATCGTGCCGGAACCGCTGACAAACAACTCACAGCCGTTGCTGCCGTTGCTGCCGTGCGTCAGTGGAGTGGTCGAACCGTCGGGGTGAGTGCTGCCCTGAATCGCATTACGGCAGACGGTGTCGTAATGGAGCGCGGCATCGCGGCCCATCAGATCCATGTTCTGCCGCAGCGGTTGGTAGGCGTCGATCATCGTCACGATGTCACTGAGTTTGGTCGCCGCGCCGTACTGCTTGAGCGTTGCGTCCACCTTGGTCCAATCGTTTTCCCGGTAGTTCGTGATCGGCGTTCCTTCAGTCAGCGCGTGAACCACGTCCGTGGTGGTGGGCGAACTGTAGAGACCTGGCGTCGCACTGAATTGACCCGAACCGCCGCCGGCCTTGGCCGGCTTGAAGAAACGGATCGTGCGGACGCTGGCCTTCATGGGCAGATCCTCCAGCACCGCGAACTGGTCCAAGACGAGGTTGTCCTGCTGGACGTAGAGTAGCTTTTTGGAAAGGTACGTAATCAGCCTATCAGCTACTGAGGCTGGATTACTGGTTGTTGTTGCTGCCATACTCGGGGGCCCTCCCCGAGCGTCAGGCGTCGGCTAGCTCACGGTCCAGGTGTCGCTCCATTTCGTCAGTGGACAAGTCTGTCCAGGACGTTTCCCCTCTGGCACTCATGGCTGAGGTAGGAGTGTGCGACGACGGCAGAGCTGTCCGGGCTTGAAGCTCGTTAAGTTTTGCCGTCAGCGTTTCGACTTGCTTCTGCAATTCAGGCACGCGGGCCGCCTCCTGTTGGAGGTTTGGCACGTTGGCTGCCCGTTGCTGTGCGACTACCAGGGCGGCAGCGAGGTAAGGGCCCTCGGTGTAGTCCAGGACGCGAGGATGGCTGCGGATGAAATCCCGCAACGCTTTGTTTGCCGGGTTGGAAGCGTCAACGATCTCGGGGAACTCGGTCTTGGCCTTGTTCCAAGCCTGCTGTTGGGCCTCCTGTAACTGTGACTGCGGACCGCCCTGGCCGTTCTGGCTGGCTCCATTCTGGCGGCTTTGCTGTTGCAGTTGGGAAGCCCTGGTGCGGGCTTTCTGCGCCATCTCCCGGGATTTGTCGGCAGCGTCGAAGTCGCCACGCAACTCGTGCGCGTCGGCTTCCTTGTCCAACTGAACGGCCGCCTCCGCGAAATCGCGGGAAGTCAGGTCGTTTGGCTGCTGTTGCTGCTGTCGGGACGGCGGGCTTGTGCGCACTCGCTCGATTTCCGCGCGTTCGCCTTCCAATTTGGCGGCCTGCGCTTCGAGTTCCAGTTTGCGCTCGTTGATCTCTTTCCACGCTCGTGCTTCTCGCTCTTTGGACTTCTGGTATCGCGACGGCTCAGGCTGCTGCTGGCCCTGCTGACCCTGCTGCCCAGTCGCCTTTTGCTGCTGCTGGCCCTGTTGCGCCGCCGGCTTTGCGGCGGTGGCAGTGGGCTTGGCAGTTGTGGGCGGCTTGGCAGCGGGTTTGGCGGGCGCAGCAGGCTCGGCGGTCCGAGTGCCTGAACTGCTTGGCTCGTCTGTCGCTGACAAGTTGTCGACCTGGTCCAGGGGAACAAACGTGAGCGACGCATTGCCGGCGGAGTCGGCTGAATCACCGCTGGTACTCCGACCCTCAGACTCGGCCGCCTCGTCGGCGGCAATCATTGACTCGAGTCTGGCGAGTTCGGGGTCCTGGTTCGCGTCGTTTGGGTCCATTTGACTGGTCTCGACTATTTATGGAGCGTGGCGTTCAGCGAAATCCTCAGCTCCAGCAGGGTTCTCGCTGTCATCGTCCGGGTGCGGCGGGACGTTCGCCGAAAGTGATTGCAGTATGGCGACCGCGGCGCGGAAGCCGGCTGCCCAGCCGCAGTTATACTCGCAGCGGTCTGGTAAAGTGATCGTCGTGGCGTTGATGGTCTGCTCCTGGTAACGCAGCAAGAGCACGAGCTTGCGGCCCGTGTCCTGGTTGTAGAGGAAGTTGCGCAGGGCGCCGTGGTCCTTCTCCGTCCAGTCCGGCATCTCCTCAGGGCACAGCGGCATTCGCCCGCACCACACGCGGAACGCTCGGAACCATTGGAGCAGGGATGTCATACAGCCATGGCCTCAACTGGGCTTTGTGGCGCGCCGGTACCTGGGAACCCCTGCCCGGGGCCCATCGCAGACCCAGGCAGAGGCGGTCCCCCAGGTGCCGCCGCTGGATTATGCGCTGGGTCCAGGGCGGAAATAGCTTCCCCGATGCCAGTGGCGGCCTTGGGGTTCTCCTGCTTCAGCATTTGCATGTGTTGCACCAAATGCTGCTGAATCAGTGTGCGCGACTGCGGGTTGACGGGGGCGCCAGTGGCGGCTAGCTGCTGCAGTTTGCCGGTCAGGATGCTAATTCGTAAACGGTGGTCCTCACCGGGCGAGACCACAGCAGGCCAGCCGTTAAGCATTAAAACGATCTCCATCGCCTCATCTTCAGACTCATTGGCTTGCTTGTTCTTGGTCGAGATGAAGAGCCGTTTGACCAGGCGCGGGTCGTCCTCCTCGAGGATGCACTTGACCAGTTCTTCCTGGTTGACGTTCGGATGCCCGTTGAACATCTGGAACCGGCTGACCGCACGCTGCAGCCGCTGCTGTCTGTTCCATTGGTCCGGGCTCCCGTTGGGCTGAATCAGGTAATTGTCGGTCTTGGCCTGCTGCGGCAGTACCTTGCGCGTTTCCGCACAGAAATACGTGAGCTGGTCGCCTCCAAACTGGACCCAAAGCGCCCAACTGCCCCGGTAGACCTTGGCCAACGAGCGAAACGCAATTCGCCCGCGGTATTGAACGCCCTGGCCGGCAAAGCTGGCCACGTAGTTCATTTCGGTGGCGGTCTTGGTCTGGCCGGCTCCTTCCTCGCTGGTGCCAAAATCCGGCACCTGAATGTTTTCCTGGGCAATCAGCCGCGTGTTGTTGATCTCCTGGTCGAGGGCGACCGGCGGCGCGGACATTTGCACCTGGCGCGTGGTGGGCGGCAGGAAATCCCCGGGGCGAAAGCGGAAGTTGCTCGTGTTATTGGCCAAAGGGTTGTCCGACGTGAAGAGGGGCTTGGAAACAAAGTCGAGTGCATCCGCCTTGGCGTTCCAGATTTTGCTCGCGTAGGTCTCATACGGAGCCAGCCGCTCAGCCACACCGCGCGGCGAATACCAGCCGCGGTCTTTGACCTCGAAATGAAAAGAGACGAACGGGAGGAACGGTTTGCCCTGGAACTGATACGGACAACGGAACGGCTCGCGCACTGGCGACTCCGGGGCGCTGGGCGAAAAGGTGTGAACAATCCAACCTTTGGCGTCGCGCACCCAGACCTCGAACAGGATGATTGTTTGGTCATCCTTGCTATGGGTCAGGCCCTCGCGGGTCATTTTGTCATCTTCTTTTCCGGAGGAATCGATCGCCGGGTCCTGACCGCCGCGGATGCGCTTAATGAAGTCTGGGCTTTGGTTCGTGTACGCCTCGGTCAGCTTATAATCAGTCAGCGATACCTGTTTGACGTGGCAGCACCAGGGCGCCTTTTCCAATTCGACGGTGGAACTCGGGACAATGAAAAAAGTGGGGTCAATGGCTTCGTATTCGACCGTCTTGGACTCGGTGTCCCATCGGTATTTCATCACCGTGCGCCCGGCCACGAGCATTGCGTCGAAAGTGGCGTCTAGTTCCTCCTCGAAGTTGGTTTTGTTACGCGTGAGCCAGTCAAACGCCTGCTCGCCGGCGCCCTGGGCGTCGCCAAGCATCGGGTCAAGGGGGGTGAACGATGCCAGCAACTGCACACCGAAAACCGCGTTCAGATAAAACGGCTTGAACTTGTCGACGGCGGAATCGATCAGCGGGAAGTGCAGGTCGGCGGCTCCGGGATAAGGTTTGTTGCGCCGCGGGAGTCCATCGTGGCGCATCTTGTACCAGACGCGCTGCTTGTCCTCCCAGTTTTTACGGTCGGTGACCGCCTGGAGAACCTGACTGTGAAGGGCCTTCGACATTTACGGTCCTACAGGTTGGACATTTGAAGTCCAAACGCCATAGAGTCAACACAATTATGACGGCTGTGCTGCAATCCAAGCCCAAGGTGGTGCGGATATCCGATCTCGACGACAAACACCGGGACGCGTTTGCGACGCCGATGGGTTTCGCTAGGCATTACCTCAAGATGGACCTGACGTCCAAGCAGGAGGGCGTCCTGGCCGACATGGCGCACAACAAAAGCGCCGTGTCATTCGTCTGCTGCAATGAAGCTGGTAAAACTACGAGGATCGCCGCCGCGTTTATCCTCTGGCATCTGTCGGTGTTCACCCGCCGGGGCGACAACGGCGGAGTGATCAGCACGTCGGGGTCATGGTCGCAGATCGAAAATCAGCTTGTGCCGGCGTTGCACAGCCACGCGCGCCGGTTCCCGCGCAGTTGGACATTCAAGGACCGGGCGATCGACATCGGCGGCATACCAAATTACATGGCCTTCTCGACCACGGACGCCGGGCGCGCCGAGGGGTTCCATGGCCACCCAGAGCACCCGCTGGCCGCCCTCGTGGACGAGGCCAAGAGTGTCCGGGACGGAATCTTCCGGGCCATCGAGGATAGGTGCCGGCCGCAACGGCTCGCGATGTTCTCATCCCCCGGCTATTCAGTCGGGCGATTCTACGAGAGCCACACGAGCGCGTCGCAGTTCTACAAACTGCACAAGATCACGGTGGACGATTGCCCCTGGATTGACCGGGACGCGATGCGCCGGCTGATTCTCAAGGCTGGGGATGGCGACTACGACAAGGGCCTGACCGATCCCGTCATTCAGTCGAGTTATTTCGCGATGTTCATGCCCTTTGTTGAGGGCGGCCTGCTTACCATGGCCGACATCGAGGAATGCCTTGCCGACCCGCCGCAACTCATGCACGGCCAGCGGCATGTGTTCCTGGACTTCGCCCGGGGCGGTGACGAGAACACGATCGGCGTGCGCAACGGCAATCGCGTCTGGCTGGCTGACTGTTGGCGCGACAAAAACTCCATGAGCGCAGTCGGTCGGTTCGTCACTGTGCTCGAGGAGTTGCGCAAGAAGATCGGGTTGCAACCTGGCGAGGTTGAGGGCGACGGGGACGGCAACGGCGGACCCATGGTCGACGCCATCCGTCAGGCTGGCTGGAACATCATTGAGTTCAGGGGCGGATTCCCGGCCTACGACAAGCACAGGTTTAAGAATCAGATTTCTGAGCGGTGGTATAACGGCGCGGAGAAGATTCGCCAGCGGCAGATCATTCTGTGCGATGACGGCGAAATGAAGGGCCAAATGCTGGACCGCATTGCCAAGTTTGAGAGTTCGGGCGTGCGATGTCTGGAGACAAAGGAAGACTTGTTCAAGCGGCAGTCGAAGGAGCAGCGGCCCAAGCGAAGCCCCGACCGCGCAGACG